GTACAGAACTAAATATCTAGGATTTTCAGAAACTGCTGGAACTTTGTTTGTAGGTAATACTAACATAAATTATCGGTTAATACTAATAAAAATGTTAATGATGGTGTTCTTGGTCTTAGGAGCCAGGGTGCTATAATAGTGGGGGCTCGAGAGCTTATACAGAGGAATCAGATCAAAACCAATCTGAATCTCATCCTCGAAGAACTCAATAGGAGTACCGTCGATCAGTGTATAACGGATCTTCTTAGGATTGTAGTTAGCCAAGAACTTAGCTGCCTTTGCAAACTCTGAATCAAAGTTGCCCTTCAGAAGGTAGCTGTAGTCACGATTAGGAATAATAATATAATCCTTACCGAACGTCTCATCAAACATAGCATCCAGAGTAGGATCTGTGCTTGTGATATTGGTCATGAAAGGATTCATCTTCTTCAAATTAGAAAGAATAATGTTATCGAGATTCTTAGAAGCGTTAGAAAAGATACTCCCATTACTACGGTTATTATTATTGTTATCGAACTTAATTGTATAATGTTTCATAATTTCAGCCTATTTTAAACGTTACTACTTGTCGTCGCGACGTTAGCATTCAATCAGATTATTGTACTGAAGATCGTTCTCGAATTCTAAGATACACGGCTTACCTGCATCTCTGTTTTTTAACAGGTGAACGTATACCTTATTAGTAGTAGGTAAACGATTAGGACCGTATTCAGCAATATTCAATATCTCTGGTCGTTGTAACACAAAAACGTAGTCACTTGCCTGAAACATCGCGTCAGACGATGATAAATCACTACGCATCGGATAATGTGCCGATGGGTTATTAATCCTTTCTGGCTTTTCTATTTCGCGATTCATCTGAGCTATTTGAATAATACTCGTCAGAGGCAATTTCTTGATTCTGATAAATACTTTTTCAAGTTCGCTAGTAGTCTCGATTACACTACCTACTTGTTTAGTCAATAGCGTATGATCGAAAGTAATCACGAAATGCTTTCCAGTACCCTTGATATACTTCTCATAGAAGTTTCTTATAGTCTGTTCAATTTGCATGGGCGTACCAGGATCATCTACAAAGTAAATGGGATATGCCTTTAGCTTATTAGATACTGCAATGACTTTTCTGAAGGTTTCGTCATCCAGGTCCGTTTCCGAACTATACAAAGCGGAAGTCGTCTTTCGCAACTTATTCGAAAGCGTTCTTCCAATCTGCCTAAATCCAACCATCTCTAGTGAGAAATTGAGGACTACTATATCGCAGTCAGGATTAAGATCTATAAGGTCAGTAGTCATGGTATTAACCATACTAGATTTTCCGGTTCCACTAATTCCAGCGAACGTGTAGATGGTATTAGGTTCAATACCACCCATACACTGTCTATTTAACTTCTCCCATCTAGTTTTAAGCGAGACGATATTATGGGTTCGTCTTCCGTCTATATAGTTTATCGCTTCTTGAGCAACAACTGAAATAGGCCTAACATTAGATAAGATCTGTTCCATAAGACTGTGTATTTTCTTGTTTGTCGTTCATCTCTTCTTCAGATTCTTCCCATTGATGATCCACTAACCAACGCCACATGGTTTTCATATAGCTTATCTTTCCTTCTTTCATCTTTTTACTGATTTCGAAGTCAAGACATTCTATAAGGTGCTCTGCCATAGCTGAGCTCTTTCCACATGTAACGTTGAAAAAGTGTCTACATTTATTGACATTTGCCCTAAGATAGCATTTAGAGCCATCTGGACGTAGTACGTATACTGGGTATCGGTCATAAAACACATCAAAGTAATCTTTTTCAGGGGTTAAATAACCCTTTAACTTCTCTGTAGCTTCATAAACGATAAATCCACCTCTCTCCATCGAGGTGATAAGATTCTGTTGAACTAAGTATGATATCTCGTCGTCATTGATAAGGCTGACTAATCGATGGACGTCTTGATTTTTTGTGGTTTGATTCTTATCCAATACCATACTTAGGAATACTAACTGACTTATAGTAAGCGATTCTGGGATATCCAGAAGCTTAGTATTCAATTCTATAATCATCTCTTATATACTATGATAAACAAGTGGTTATTAGAACAATTCCAACTGTCTGTGCACAAACTCAGCTATTATCTTTTCAGATTCACTAATATAGTATCTATAGTTGATTTTGCGACTTTCAATCGGAAGGTTGTCAAACTTGTTCAGGATTGTTATTCCTGATTTAGTCAACATGTTTTGGTCAGAATATCCAGATTCTTCTGAATCTTCATTATACTTGCGTTTATACAAGTAATGACCGTTGGTGCTCGCATAATAGCGAGATATGCGTTGTACCGGCTTATCTCCGTGTATAACAGTAAACTTCTTATCGACTCGTTGAGTCATCAAGAAGTCTTTTATATCTGTCTGTCTACGAATATAGTCGGCAACTGGTTCCTTGGTGAGAAAGTAGTTTATCACAGCCTTGGGAATGACTACTGGTGCCATTCCTTTCCCAAGTCGGTTTTCTGTAATAAACATACCCTTTCTCTCTATCAGTTTTGGGTCATGAGATTCTGACCACCCTTTAACGACACCAAAATAATCGTTAATTGCATACTGATAAAATGCTTCATAGCAATCCGCTTCAAAAGTAAGTCGTGTAATATCTTCAACCTCTTTGATCGCTTCTCCAATTCGTTCAGAGAGGTCTTTTTTTGCGACATACACCACACCATCTGTATTAACCTGGACTATCTCACATCCAAGGGCTAATAGACGATCCACCAACATTAACAGAACTAGCTGTCCGTTTATTCGGATTTTAAATACCGAAAATGGATCGTACATCCAACTTGTCTCTTGTTGCATCTTTCCTGTGACAGAATTAAGAGTTAATTTAAGGGCATCACTCTTAAGTTTCTGACCGCTATGTTTGGCTTCTATTCGCTCATGGTAAATACCAGCGTAAACCTGCCAAAATTCTTCTCCTAAGTGACGGGGAATCCATTTATATTGAACTATAAAGCTCGGGTACATGGACGCCACATCCGCATGCCCAATGTATTCATTGTCATTTGGAACGTAGATTCTAGGCGTATTAATAGAGTGTATACCTCCTACACCAACAGAATAGCGTGTATTTGAGAGCACGAACTGCTTCTCATAGCCTTTGCGTTCTTTTGAGTACACTACTTGCCCTTTCATGTCCTCAAGAACGTCTTGTAATTTTGGATTTTTATATTTTATGAACGGTAATATGACGTCCTTCAACGGAATGTAGTCCATTGGTGAACGCATCGTTTCCAGTTGTCTTTTACTCAGCCCAGTGGCTTCACAGTATTTTTTAGCCAGTAGAGTTTCACCGAACTTAACACTGTCCATTGAGTAAGCATTAATGCCATATTCCTGTTCTATGAACGATCGCAATGCGATGTCTTTTTGGAGCCTATTTAAAAGCTCCGTAGTAGAGTCAACATCGTTGATATTATACTCTATCATCTCATCTATGTCTTCATCTTTCAAATACGAGTTGAAATCTCCACTGTATTCTAGCACATTAGGATAGTGCATTGTGATTTGCATCTCTTTGAGACCTACGCGAAGTTTGCTACTAAATTGTAGAGTAAGCAAATCCATAGATTCGAAATAATTCGCGTATTTCCACCGTTTAAACTTACTGATATCCCCTTCCTCACTCTGTACTATGACAGTAGATAAGTTAAATATCGACTGACATATTCTCGTATAAGGTAACTGGTCCAACTTATAATAAAAATCGATAATGTAGTTTATCACCACATCATCGTAATGTTTATTATTATATCCACAGAACATACGTATGCCGTCATTCTTATAATAAAAGAAATCAACTAACTCGGTTAGCTGATTCTTTCTTTGGGATATTTCAAAAGTATATAACTTGTTAGTTTCAGTATCTCTACATGTACAGTGAAAACAGTTTGGGAACACCTCAATATCATAAACGGTAATTGCTTTGTTATGAATTACCATGATACAAGATACTTTGGTTATTAGTACACACCGCGGAATCGAACCACTCTTTTATTCGCATAAAAGAACCATCCTAACGTCAATTAGACTCTGGTAGTGTGTCCATAACCCAGTTACATGCTATGCAGCAGAGGCTATACTGGGCATTATTTTATGTGGCAAGATAATTCTTCCAATCTTTGTGTGGCCTTTGATTTGTATACATACAAGGTTGTTGTCCTGCTTGTAATACTCATCTGCTATGGCCTGTGCTTTCTTCAAAAGCGGATGCTCTTTAGAAATGCTATTAATGTGATGACCTCCACCGTTGATGTCTTTAATCTTGGTGATTAGTCTATTCACAAACTTTCCATCGGATGTTTTATACCGTCCAATGATCGGTAGTTTGTAATATACAGAGACTATAAAATCTCGTACATATTCTCGACGTGCTTCAACAAGTTTGTTATAGCCGTCTATCATCTCCTGAGGGAACAGATCCTGTCTTAGTTGCCATTCCTGTGGAGCTGGGTGCAATTTTACGTATTTGGCCATCATAGCCTCCTCGTAAGCATGCAATTGTTCTGCATAACCCATACGTTTCTTGGGTCTAAGAGAGTCAATCTTACCTATTTCTTCTTTAGTAAGACGAATAGGATACTTTTTAACCTTAACAGGCGGATTTGGGGTTATACTAACCTGTTTAGCTATCGTTATGTTATTCTTCTTCAGAACGCTCTCTAATAAGTTTATATTCTTGGTGTCGTTGTTGTATAAACGAACGAACTTGGGAGCGTTGTATCGGTTACAAAGATCCTTTAATGTCGACGTATGTAATTTACTAACGAGCATCTGACCACGCTTGGTTTTAACAAATACAGTCAATTTTTCGATAGTTTTTTCTTCCACGTCGATTTTATTTAATAGAGATTTGATATCTTTCATATGCTTAAAATTTTAGTTCGACATGTTAATTGAAGAATAACAGGCCTCGATCCTGTCTAGCGCGCCAACACCGCGTATTCCATTATTTACTTATGCTGCCATAAGATTCGTGATGTCCGAATCGGTCTCAATGTTGAAATCGATGGATGTATTATTGTTGTAATTCTCAATCTTCGTATCGAGATTGTTAATCTCAAGCTGGAGGTTACTAATCAGACTAGTAATCTTGGCAGAAGAGAAAATCTCTCGCTTACCAGTACCTTTCATGCCCTTGCGAGCCTTCTCCTTAGGGTCAATAGTCTTCTTAATGATATCCTTCCAATGAGCTACCTGCTCCTTTGCCTCACAGGCTGCGAAGATTGTATAATAGTGCTTCTTCTTCTCATCCTCATAATTGAATGAAGAAACGCCGTTGTTGATTGCATTCAACATCAGCTTAAGCTTGATTCGTGTATTAGCCATCTGAGTTATCTTGTTATACAACTCCTTCAGGTCAAGACCAGAACCTACGCCAGCGTTGATTGCCTTGTTAGACATAACGTTCTCTGTCTTAATAATATGCCAATACTTAGTAATTGTCTCATCAAGCTTCTTACGAGCGATAATAATATCTTTTGAATTCATCTTTGTTGTCTTCTTCATAATTTTATATTGATTAAATTAAACTTCTTGATAACTATAATGAATTCGAGAGTCTCGTTTACCTACTTTGTCCTTATCATCTTACTCAAGGATAATAAAGTACGAGAAATGGTTCTCTAGACACAGGTACAACCTTGTCATGAACCATCTCTCGTTAATGCTAATGCTTTTTACACAGTCTTAATTACGTTTCGTAAATTTGATAACTAGGTGCATACACATACATCGTGCAGTGTATACGTTAAGCTCATGCTTTTAATGTCGTCAAACTATACAACTTCGTAACTATCAACTTTGCATCGTAAATAAAGCATAATATTTCCTAAACTATCGTAAACCGGGATTCTTCCACGGTTTTCAAGAGATACTCTTACGTTCGTAGTAGGTGCAACCTCTACATGACGGAGTGGCATCTCCTTCCCATTTGTCGGTGTAGCAACAGTATTCAGGGTTCCGTCTTCGACGGCAAACCTTGCTGTATCAAACAGACGATCTACAACAAAATCGTACTTTTTCTCCAACACAGCTTTAGCAATAAGCTCTTGGCTGAGTCCCTGGAGAATGTCGTTTCGGTGAAGATTGTTAGCCATACCGACAAGTGCGCTTAACACACTAAATGCAAAGTCTTTAAAACTAATGGTCTTCTCAAGATTGAATAACCGATTCCACCATCGTACACTTCGCTTACCTAAAGTAAGTGTACCATCCTCGTTAATATCGAGGATCTTATAAGCTTCACGATTTTCAACATCCATAAACACCTTTTCGGCTATCTTTGGATCTGTTAAGAGAATTCCAATCAGTTTCTGACTCTGGTCGGTCAGGTTCTTTTCCATCTGCTAGATTACTCTTCGTCTACATGAACGTTCATATTCACTGTAGTACCACCGTCAGTGGTGCGCTCAGCAGTATACTTGCGAGCCTTGTCGATGTTCGAGTTCTTCGTATCGATGATCATCTTGCGCTGCTGCTGCATCTTCTGGATGAGCTTGTCCAGACGGGCAATCTCAGCGTCGTTCAAAGCGTTCAGCTTCTCTACTACGCTGTTGGGATCAGCGAACAACTTCGTCTTGTCACCCTTCAGAGCCTCACGCAAGATGGTATCGTCGGTAACATCCGAGTCAATACGCATGTCTGCGCTAACTGGGATGGTTGCTGACTGGTCGAAGACCTTGTCTCCTACCTGCTTCTTGCGGCCACGGTTGATGTAAACCATAGAAGCGCCCTCTGCATCCTCACCGAGCTCTACCGATACGATATCGGTGCCGACGATTTTGTAGCGACGCGGGCTGCGGTTCAGCACCAGGTCGAGGTTGTTGTTGTTCTCTGAATCGATTACATCCTGTGCCTGACGGGGATTGGTGTCCTCCTGGTTGGCACGGAAAAACTGTCCGCCGAACGTTTTACCAACGTTAGAAAGGGCGCGACGATGACTGGCTACGATAGTAGCATTAACTTTTAATTCTGTCATGATTTTAAATGTCCTTTTTGATATCGTCTTTGATTAGACCAACGACATCTATGTTAAACTTATGCGCTTTTAGGCAGCGCGAGATTAGCCTATAAAAATTTGTGTTCTTTCGATTATTTGATACGGATACGGAGATACAATGTAAGTTTCTGTACTGTGCTGGTAGTCCTACCAGCCGCTTTCCAACCTCTGACTTATTTAACATACGGAAATGTATGCAAAAGGAACCCAACGGTAGGGTTAGCTATGCCCATTATCAGAGAGAATCCCATTCTTAAAGCTATGAAAACAGTTGCTAAATCAATAGCATAATCTACTTAAACGGAGAATTGTTTTATTCAAACACAATAACTTGAAGTGATATAGCCCCAAGAGTGTACATTACACTTTTAAATACCAACTATTGTTAATCTTACGAATCCTAACGGCAAAATTTTGGTAATCTGGCAAGTCATTCCAGACATCTTTCCACATTACAATTCCTTATATGTATTTTCCAAGTACGAAGGGATTGTAGATTGTTACTTAACCACAGATTTTCTCTGATGTCGCATACTTTAAGGCGTACACTACTGTTTACCTATATTCCTACTTTAATCCGAACGTGCGTGTGTTCTCACGTGAGGAGTACGTTTCGTTATCGAACAGTCTAGGCTCCAGAACCCAATAACTTTACGGCTTGTTTTCTTCTCTTGGCAAGTGCTTGCCTCATTTGTTTATAGTGCGCGAATACTGGAGGAATTTCACCTCATACATCACACGTCGCTTCTTGTCACCCACTTAAAGATTCATGTTTGCCGACTTCCATTGCTACTATTTATACACTAGGCATAAGGTTCACGCAGGTCGCTTTACCCCTCCGAGACAGGGAGGTGGCTAATAATTTCACGATAAGCTGCCCATCGATTAAACGCTGTAAGTGATGCATATTGCTTCATGGATTAAGCCGAATATACAGATTTGCTGTCTGTACCCAAACTATTATCCATCTTGCTACTTGCTTCTCAGGAACGGTTGGCACTCAAGATTCTCTACATCCCACATAAGATGGCTATTGCTTCTCATACAACGAGAGCTACACTTTCCAAAGGCGTTATATAACGTGATATGCTTGGTAGAGGGACACTTAATTTTTGTTATACATGTTTACGAACTCTAATACCTACGGCTTACTTTATACTCTATCTTCAACTCACCTTCTTTACGATGCGCGAAGTTTGTATTATCCTATCCGTGTGAGGCAGAGCGGATCTCTTTCTGTACTGGAGTGTACAGTGTCGAATCGACTCATCATAACTTTTTTTTGTTCTGGCTGTCAAGGAACCATCTAATGCTACGTTTTGCGGAAAGTATTACAGAACGCCTAAATTCTGTAAGAGGCTGTCTACCATCAGACTTATGAACGCGGTCTCGTGGCGCGATGTGCATGTCCACACATTGGGATTCTATCCCTATCCTCCTGCATCGAGGATCCAGTCATTCTACTTTTATATACCGCATGAACGACTAAGGCCTGGCGGTCATCTTCATAGTATTTTCCTCAGTACTTCATCCCTGGCTCCTTCTTCTTAGAAAGAGTGCAGCTTGCATATCATCAAGTTACCATTTTAAACTCTCACTAGCTCTTTTGCAAGCTTTTTACGAATCGAACGGCAAAGATTTCTTCAAGGACCGTAGTTACGGTACGGCGCAGACAGTCAAACCTTCTGCTAGGCTATATACTCAGATGATTTTCACTCCCTCACACACTTGGTTGGACTCTCGAAAGACCCAAGTGGAGGACTAAGCTACGGCAATACTCCCGTTTGGAGGCACATCACGATTAAGTTTGGAGTTTAATCGTGTTCAACTCGTGTTTGTTATACTGTTTATATGTGCGTAAAACAGCGTGTCCGATACAGCATTCGTTCACCTCTTCTGAGGATTTACGCGTCTTTTCTCTACTATCCATCCTCCAGACGGTTCTCGATGGCCGAGTCGGGTTGAATGCACGCTCCCCCGAATACCATAGAGTTTTTCACGCTCTATGACCTTCCACAGTACCTTTTGGATTTTTGGGGAAGACCCTCACCATATTCTCCTGTCAAGTAAAGAACGGCAGTGCGTATCACCGGCTAATGAGACCGGCGCTTATAGCTTCTAAGGCTCGTCGGACGCAGATTTGGAGTTATCATATACTACACGTCCATCGACGCTTAGTATAACGATTGAAGGGCTTGGCCTAGCTTCTTCCTCGTTGGATAACTCCTCACGAGTTCCCAGTCTCTTAGTCGATACACATTCCACTTCAGGTAAACTGTCTAGTGGAACGTATATCGTATCAGTAGCGCCAGGAACCGGGATTCTGACGTACTTCGTTTTTCCTTTTATCGTGATCGTGTCATGAATATAGACCGTATCCGATTTTAGAGTTTTTCCCAAATCGAGTTGTAAATCGAGCGGGAGTTGTCCACGTACATCCGTATAAGGGATTGTAGCAGCATGAATTGCGTTCTGAGACGCATTACTTGAGTTGCCATTCGTTGTTATAAGATAGCCCAGATAGGCTAAACACATACAACAAATAGCAGTAAATGCTTTTTTCATAACTTTGATAGTTTTGGCAACCCTAGTCGGACAAGCGGTTTACGATAGACTTTTTAACAGCCTTCCACCAATTCTTAAGTCTAGCTTTAGTACTGATTAAAGGATGTTCTCTACGAAACCGCGTTATGCGTTTTTTTCTTCAGCTGACTTACGCTCTTCCCAAGCCTTCTTCGCAGCTTTGCGAATAGCGACCTTCTCCTCTTCGGTACGTTCTTCGAGCTCAGTGATGTTCGACTCCTTGTAGTTAACAAGTTGTGAACCTGCACTGCGGAACAAGTTGACGATAACGCCAGCACGCTGCTGGATGTTAGTCACCAGGTTCTTGTAGTCTGCGTCAGACAACTGCTTACCATAATAAGACTTACAGATGTTGTTGAAGATTCTGTTAGCACACTGGCACTCAGTAGTCAGAGCAGTACCATTTGCATCGAAGTGCGAACCGATGTTATCGGGAAGAGCTTCTACTTCTTCCGCACCAGGGTTGGTGATGTAATCAAGGATCTTGTTATACTTTTCAATCGCCTCCTTGCACTTAGCGATAATCTCTGCATTGGTCTTCTTATCCAACTCGTCAATAGACTTCTGGTTGGAAGCAATGTTAGTGTTGCAGAACCACTTAACAATGCACTTGACGCAGTAAGCACTCTCCTGATCGTTGAGCACGGGCTCATGAGTCTCCTTGTCGCGAATAGCGTCGCGGAAGATTATGAAGGCATGAATAGGACTCTTCTCAACTTCAGTGACAGATGCCATACCACGTCCGATACCTGTAAAGAATACGGGAGGACGGAAATAGCTAAAGATGTCATCCAGCCAATCTCCAGAATTGCGAGCTTCGAACTTAGCCTTGGCCTCAGTGGCGTTTTCGGCAAGACTTGCTTCGTGCATACGAAACTTCTTCATGAACTCGATTCCAGAAGTCAGCAGCTTGGGAAGAGACTTCTCACCAGATACGAACATGTACTCGAGGGCCTTCTTCAGGTCTTCCTCAGAAGTAATCTTCTCAGGATCGAGCTCGGGCTTCTCTTTGCGCATCTCGTGCTCCTTCTTGATCTGCTTCTTCGTCTCAGCGGGGATTTTCACCTCGTTGGAGTTGAGAACAAGCTGACCTTCTGCGTTGACAGGGAGAGCCTTACGTTCAGGAATCTTGAACCCGAGGTCTTCGGCAGCCTTAGCGAGAGCCGGATAACCCTGCTCGGACATAACCTGTGCGAACGTGTCATCGCCATCAACGATGTGGTCGGCAATGCTACACAGTATACCGACGGCAACGATTCTGTTGACTGAGGTCTGGGTCTCCTGGGGAAACGCCAAGTGAGGACGAGTCTCTTCAACAAAGACACGATGTGCCAAGTCAAGGAGTCGTACCTTACCGTCAGCTGAAAGAGCACCGCTACCAGCGGGACGCTGAAGGAGTACTTCAGGTTTGGTTGCGACCGCAGCCGCTACTTGCTCCTTAGTTGGAGCGTCATCTACTTTACCGGTCTCTACACCGGGTTTCTTCTGCTCAGCAGCAGCAGGAGCTGCTCCGGGCTTCTTTGGGGTCTTAGCCTGTCCTTTTACAGGCTTGTTACTTTTGTTTGCCATTTTGATAATGTTTAACAGTTAATACTTGGGTTACGTAAACCCGTTAATAATCTCTCTTTTGTTTGTAACGTCCCTTCATGACGTGTCAAACGGTTTGAATGGTTGTCCGCGAATTTCCTCCCGGACCTCACTCGGAGCTGTGCTGATCTTGATGCCAAATGCAGGGGTTTCTATTTCCTTACTCACAGGGTTTGCCAAGATGGCGATAGTGTTGCCAGGCTCGGCATAGAAACCGATGCCATCAGCCTGGAACACCTGTGTGGGAATGTACACCTGCTCAAAGTTAGCACTGTTCTCTTCCGCCTTAGAAAGGTTGTGGAAGATAGCTCCACCTGCCATTCCTGCCAATAATGAAATCAGCAGAATCCAAAATAGATTATCGTTCTTGTTGTACTTTGCCATCATCCAACAGAGTGCGATCAATCCTAAAATGGAAAGAATAGTTAGTGTGCCTGTCATAACTTTAATAATTTTTTAAGTTTGTTTCTCATACGGAACAGGTTAGACTTAACCGTCCCGGGCGGAATTTGTAACGCCTCCGCTATTTGCGATACAGTGAGATTTTCCACGTAAAACAATCTACAAGATTCTCGATACGATGGAGGTAACTTGTCAATAAGACTGACTAAATAATCAGATGTCATTTTATCAACAACATCTACATCATCTCCGCTAACATCTCTAAGTTGCAACAAGTTTTTTGAGTTGTCAATGGATACATCAGTCTTATCATTGATTGTCCGTAAGTAGTCAATCGCCGTATTCTTTGTTAATATTCTCAGCCATCCTCCAAAAGAGTTATAAGCCGTGAATTTTGAGAGTTTATCGTATACTTTTAAAAAGACTATATTTGTTAAGTCTTTTGCCTCATCCATATCTTTTAAATATTGGAATAAGATGTTCTCTACAAATGGTTTGTATCGATAAAATATACGATTAAAGGCCTTCATTGATCCAGCCTGTGCGTCTTTGATAGTCTTAATTTCCTCAGGTGTAATCCGTGGAAGATTTTTAGACATACCAAACAATTTTAAAGGAACTGTTACGCTAGAGTACACTAGCGAGTGGTTATTAACCTCTTTCGAGATGTAGCAGACACTAGCTGCGTAGTGGGGTAGAGGGAATACGAATCCCTTTTTACGTTTTCTACCCCCTAGAATGGCAATTCGGAGGTGGTAATTATACCATGCTCTTTATGCAAGTTTTCAACCATATTATCGTGAAACAATATCTGAAGTTTTTTTGCGATGAAACATTTGTTTAACATCCCTGTTGCTATTCTAATAAGTACGTCCAACGTCTTATAGTCCATTTCAGCGAGATTGATTACAATTCGCGTATTAATCCATCTAAGTACCGAAGTGACCTGAGGATCGTAGGTAGCAATTTTTTGTGCATCTGATATGTCCCACGGTACCGTAGGCTGCATAAAAGGACCAAACACTCTACAATTATTCAACAAAATGTGAGTAGCGCCACTATCATACAACTTTTTTAAGTATGCATACTTAGCGGCAGTAGATAAATCTCGATGTCTTCTAGGAATGAAGAATTCGTCAATCAGAGATACGTGCTTGTTCATCAAATTTGTTTACTAAATTGATTACTTGATCCTTTGACATTTTGAATTCATGGCTCAAAGCTCGTACTATTTTCATTGGAGCTACACCTTGTTCGCACATACGATAATACTTACCGCAAAGTGAAACATAGTCGTCCTCTGAAAGATACAGCTTTGTACCATCTAGAACAAAATCGGTCTTGGAAAATACACCAATATGAATAAACCCGAGAGAGTGAAACACCCACTGGTCGTGAAACAACGTAATGTTGTCTAATACTTCCTGTGGGGCTTCTTGTAGTTTACCTGTGGCGAAGAATGCGCCAAGGTCAACTGATTTCTTATCCAACTGTAAAGTCGGATACACACCTTTAACTTTTACGATGAAAAGTTCATCTTTTCGTTGCGCGATATACACGCCTGAACATTCTGGAAACATATTACTTGAATGATTTAATTAAAAATTCAGTCAACTTTCTGTCAATACTATATCTACTCATAATAACACCAATAGTTTCTTCCTTGGACATTCGCCAACGACAACATTCTTGATACAAGCTTTCTATCGGAATGTGGGATGTGCTAAACCAATCTACCCAGTCGGCAACCTCTTTCCAATATTCATACATATCATGGTCTTCTATTTGTAATTTAGACCAGTCAAATGTATCTTTAAAACTCATATACAACTCAGATTTAGGTATTTCGTCTACTTGTTCCCTTGTTATGGGTTTAAGTTCACTATACTTAATGTGATCGAATATTTCTTGTCGTTTCCATCGTTGTTTGATACCTAGTACCTGTTTTACAACAATTAGACGTTTTTCTTTTGGATACTTCTTAATGATATTATCATAAACATAGTCAATCCAGCGTTCTTTTGCTTTACACCAGCGTAACGCTAAATCTAACATAAGGGGCATTCTGTCCCTAATTACTTGTCTATATCCAGTCATACAGTTTGATACTTTAGTGGACCATGTAGGACTTGAACCTACGACCTCCAGATTATGAGTCTGTTGCTCTAACCAACTGAGCTAAAAGTCCTAAAATGAGGCATTTGTTTTTCAAGTGGTGCCAGGCAAGCCCCTATAAAGCCATTCCACATAGGAGTAATAATGGGATTCGAACCCATACTACGATTTCAATGTTACTTTACTTTGCGTGTGCTTTCCATTACACTATATCACTCTCGTTTTCACAGGCACTTAGGTAGCCTGTACACCGACTTTACGCTGCCTCCTGGAGGCCCGTATAGTCTGCAATATTTACATTGCCAGTTAATTTTTATATCAAAGCGCTTAATGTCTTACTTTCCACTGCTGTCTAATCCAGTCAAGCCCGTTTGTGGGCGTTTTGTTTTTTATGTGCTACAAGGTACGCCACATAGAACCTACCACATTAGTGATTGCGCAATCTACTAAGTGGACCTGGAGGGATTCGAACCCTCGTCCAACAGCTTATCCTGGGACACGCTAAGATTGTGAGCAAGCGAGGGAGCGACCCTCACATGCTCTGTGAGCTATTTTAAAGCTCTCTGACTGCATTTTTCACCTCTTGTGATCAGCTGTTTCACTAAAGGTTTAAAACGCTGTCAGAGGGCGATATTCTCACTTATACCCACATTGACAAAAAATGCACATTAATGATTAGTTAATAAGCGGTGTGGGTTAGTTTTGTACGGTGATATGACTGATACAAAGATACTTGCATGTCGTACTAATATACTTTGATAGTCTGTACTCGAGTTCGTCCCTAATCTTATAGAGACTACTTAAACGGGCACAAAGGCACACGTACAGCTTTCTATTGAGCATATTTTGGATTATTTTACGTCATACCTGCGACGGTTAAGCCCACGACTGATACTAAGATACTTGTCATATGTGTTACTTCACAATTTGTCACACTCTACTACGATCATACGGCGCAATGCCCGATCCCCAAAGTGGTGTGTTATGGTGCACGTGATACTAAGATACTTGTGCTGGACTTGTGCTTACGCAGCGTTACCAACGCCATTCGTAGCGGAAGTAGCCAGGATACTGAGCCTCGAGCTCTTCGCGGTTCTTGCGGTCTTCCTTAGAAGCCTCGTCGAAGCGCTTACGCTCTTCGTTAACCAGCTCGGCAGCCTTGGTGTCGTACTCGGCAATTGTAATGCCGGCCGGAACCCAGACCTTCTCACCCTTCTTGGGCAGAGCGAACTCTTTAGTCTCCTTCTTACCTTCCTCAGTGATGACTTCGATGGACAACTTGCCGTCTTTGCCTCCGTGTGTGGCCAGCTTCTCCTCATCGAGGTAGAAGCCCTTCACGCGATCCTCCAGGATCTCTGACTTCTTCAGAATATCCTTAGTGATCTTGGCCTCTTCGCGGCGCAGACGCAGATCCAGACGCTTAGCCATACGGCGATAGCCAGCCCTCAGAATGCGATCCTTCAGCTGTGCCTTCAGACGGTCGTCTTTTTCCTTCTTAATTTCGTCTTCCACCTCTTGGGTCATAGACTGCTTCATGAGACCACCCTTGCGAATCTCATTCATTACATCACTGTTCTCATTTGCTGCAGTAGTTGCAGCGGGTTTTGGTTCTGTTTTTGCCATTTTGATAATGTTTTTGTTTGTTAAACTATGTTAATTAAACTCACTGTGTCTCCAGTGGGACTCCTTTGCACGCGAGTATGGATCCATTTTACGATGGTCGCCTCGTGCGTGCTTTTTTACTTCGATCTCACGCTTCTTAGCAGGAGAATCACGCCAGGTCTTTCCCATTCTTATATATCCTATAAGCGGTGATTATAAACTGAAGC